CTCTGAGCACGACATCAAGGGGTACGCTCGTATACTTAAAGACACCGCTGATAGGAGAAGACTAACCAAGTCGTTGACGCAAGCTACCCAACTCGCTCATAACCCGTCCACTACCATGGATGAGTTAATGATGCAGATAGACAAGCTAAGTGGCGAGCTAGACGAGGCGACCCCAGTAGATGCCTTAACTCCAACACAAATCTTCGAGCGAGAAGAGTCCCAACCCAAGAAGGAAAAGCTAGTGACGGGTGCCCAAAAAATAGATAATCAACTATATCAGCACGTTGGTCTACACAAGGGCGACATAAACGTTATACTAGCCGACTCAGGGCACGGAAAGACCCAATGGTCAACGTTCCTAGCCTCTAGGTTAGCCGTACAAGGGTATCAAGGGCTGTGGTTCCAAATGGAGGATTATGACGTGAACACGGCTACCCAGTTAGCCCTACAAGCGGTAGCTCACGCTGATAACGTGCGTATCGTAGACACCACCGATGACATAGACGAAATCAAACGTCTGTGCCGTCTAGCAAAAATTGAGGGCGGTCTAGACTTCGTGGTCATTGACTATATTCAAGAAGTGTACGCCCAAGGCAGGTTCGATTCGAGAACCTTAGAGATAAACTATGTAACCAAAATACTAAAGCAGATAGCTAAGGAACTCAACGTGCTGGTCATCGTACCTAGCCAAGTCACTATATCCGAATATAACCGTTCAGGGTGGCAACTAGAACCTAAGTACAAGGACGCTCAATGGGCGCAAGTCATCAAGAACGTGGCTCATTGTATGACCTCAGTGTTCCGACCTAACATGGTTGAGTCCCTTATCCTGATGGATGGGTTTGGTGACCTCAAGGTCAAGGGCTGGAGGGACGGTGACGTTCATGCCTATGAGAGTGTGTTCGTTAAGGTTGTGAAGAGCAGGCGAGGACAGCTCACTCATGAACGCATCAAACTGTTACATCACAAAGACCTAGGGCTAAAAATTTAGTTATTGACTTTCTTCACTCACTCATCTATATTTATAACTTCAACTATAACTTAATCAAAGAAAAATGGCGACAATTATAAACGCTTCAATAGACGTAACAAAAATCCCAAAAGACCAATTAATAACTGGTAAGAAAGGCACGTATGTCAACGTTACTATGTTTATTAACGATGAAACTAGGTTTGGCAATAACGCTCGTATTGCTGTGTCTCAATCCAAAGAGGAAAGAGAAAGTGGACAAGAAAAAATTTGGCTCGGTAATGGTCGAGTAGTGTTTACCGAGGGTACTGTAAAATTAGCGGAGAAAGAAGATGCCCCAGCTCAGCCTGTGGCTCAAGAGGCAGAGGCAGCACTGCCCTTTTGATAAAGACCCGATTTTACGCTACATACTAGAGAAACTATATTGGTAGTGTATTTTCATTTAGTATTCCTTATGAATGGAGGGTGTGACAGCCCCCATTCTTTTTCAGGACAATCCTGATACACCATGAAACATAACATTAATTTGTTAGTTTCTCGTTACTATGATATGGAAGGGGGCTTGTGCGAGCAACGCCCCTTTTTTTATTGGGTATTGATTGTGTGAACGATTTATCTTACGTTAAGTGCTTAAATATTAACTAATGTTGTAAAAATCATGCATTACTACGATTATTTTAGCATTAAAGAATTTCTAGTGGATAGAGTGATGACGAATGTTCCTATTCATGTAGTAGACAAGATAGAGCGTTGTCACAAGCCCATAATTAACCAGATACGGCACAAGATAGGTCAACCCATACACGTATCCCAGAACTCAGGGTATCGCTCGAAAGAATGGGAATTGTCGCACGGTAGAAGCGGAACTAGCGAACACACCTTTACTGGTCTGGGAGCCGTAGATTACACGTGCGCTAACATGGAGCTGTTGCTAGAAGAGCTCAGAGCGTCCGACTACAAGAGGATTTGTTACTACCCAGAGCAGAAGTTTATACACTGTGACCACAAAGGGGACAGATACCACGAATTTGAAGCGGATGAGGACGGAAAATGGCAATACAAGGGCGAAAGAAAATAAAAGCGGTTACCATAGATAACCGTAGCGTACCACAAGGCAAGCTCCAAACCGTTAAAGAAACCGAAGTGCCTAAGGTAATCCGTAGAAAAAAGGTATTGAGTAGGGAGCGTATCCTTCCTATTATTGACTTCACTGTATTTATCATTAACAAAAGAGCCGTAACTATGACTTGGAACTGGTTAAAATCCCGATTAAAAGAACCCTCCACCTATCAAGGTGTAACCGCTATAGCTGGTGCTATTGGTGTGACTGTACAGCCTGATTTATACGAATCCATTGCAGCGTTGATGGTAGCCATCATTGGTGTGATTCAGACCATCAAGAAAGAGAAGCCTGAAGAAACTCCAAAATAATGACCCTTGAAGAAATTAAGGATACAGTCAAGGGTAGTCCCTACTCTATGGTGGACTTCTCAAAGCACGTTGCCGTCTACATGGGCGTGGACTGGTCAAACAAGTTCAAGGAGCGAGTCTATCAGCTTCTCTCCCCAAAGGGACATGGTAAGCCCTCCGAAGACGAACTATCAGCGATGGTGTTCTGGTGTGAGGTACAGTCAGACCCACACTGGTACGCACACAGATACTACCAATCTAAAGACCTACCTAAAAAATACCTCTTACTAAGGGATTGGCTTACTGGACGCAGAAGCTATAATCGCCTACAAGCCAAAAATATGCTTGACTATATATCTCGACTTCTGTAGATTGTGGATAACACATTAACAGAGGGCATCTCGCTTAATCGTGGGTTGCCCTTTTTTTGTGGGGTACACGTAAACTTTAGGTGTACAACGATACAAACCCTACAATTTGCACAACAAAAACCCTACAATCTGCACAATGAAAACACCAATACAGAAACTGATTGAAGAGCTAGAAATGATGAGAGATGAAAGTGATGGACACACTGCGGAGGTACAAGCGTTTACGGAAGCTATTGAAGTAGCGGAAGCCTTCATTAAAGATGAGGCTGATGCCATGCAAGAAAAGTATGCACAAGGATGGGCTGATGCTTTTGAATCTTATTTCTTTAAGCGATTTAAGAAGAATCTGGAAACGTCTCCCGAAATATAGTAAAACAATAAAAATTAAAACCCTACAATCATGCCAGTAATGGTCGAATATATTATAGATACGGTGTGCCAACAAAGTGCCGTAACTAAAGATTTATTATTATCTAAAGACAGAAGGAAATTTATAGTGGATGCTAAGCAAATTATTATATTTGCATTGACCGAAATTGGTTTTACCCAGCAATTTATAGCGGAACAGCTAAATTACAAAGACCACACGACTATTCATCACCATTTAAAGAGAGATTGCCCTATTTCGCACGAGAATCGCCTTAGAGCGACTCGGGTAGTAAAGCAGTGTGATTATATGGCTTCTATTGAGAAGAGCCGTTACGAGTCAAATATGGAAGAGTTTTTAGAGAAGGTTCAACAAATAAGGTGATTACTATGGGAATTGTATCAGTTTTATCTTTGTCGATTACGTTTGGGTATATCGGCTACATGTTCGGGGCGAGTATGCGTAACATAGAAGCCTCCGAAGTGTCAAAGTCAGAGGCTTACAAGGAAGGATACATAAAAGGGTATTCAGATTGTTGGGCTTCGGTCAAGAAAGCCACTAAAAAGTATTATGATGATTTCCCTGATATGGGTATCAACTAAAAATGTATACCCGACTTAGTATAATCTACCAGAGTCGGGCACGTTTTATATCCGTAAGGGTATACCCTGACTATTTTTTAGCGCCCTTTCGTTTAGGCATAGCCATTCTCCCGTTCTGGGCGTTTGGCTTTTTCTTTTTGTTGGGGTCAGACTTCTTCGACTTGTTCTGGTACATCTTCATTATTCTTGATTGCGTTTTTGTAGCCTTCAATTAGGAAAGCCGTTTCGTTCAGTTGCATTTCGAGTTTAGCTTTATAGGCTTCCAACTCTTTTAGTCGTTCTTCGTTCATGTGTTTGCTCGCTGTTTATATTATGGTTATTATGTATGCTGATAAAAAGGTAGCTACCAATGGGCTAATCCATCCTGCATGGTCAAACTTTCCGTTGTGTGTCTTTCCTTGTATGAACCATTGGTAGAGTTCCCGAACTAAGTAGAAGCCTGTGCCGATGGCTGCGCTCCACCAAATGTTAAAAAGGCTCCAAGCTATGAGTTGGATACCTACACCGATAAGAGCGTGCTCTACCCAATACGGGGTGTTATCTTCTAACTTACGCAGAAAATCGGTCATGCCCAAGCCAATCCTTTCAAAGTCTTAGGATTCTTTTGCTCTTCAATCTGCGCTAATAGACTAGCTTCCATTGCTTCCACGTCTAAAGTAGATTGTACCCATCCGATAACCATTTCTTCGGTTAAGTCCTCGAAAGGTACATAATCATCTGAAGTAGCATCAGGCTCAAAAGAACAAGAACCGTATCTACGAGCGCTAAATTCGCCTTCTAAGAGCGTTACATCCCAATG